TGTAGGTTTATCTTGTCATCCCCACCCCAACGCCCTGTGTGTGCGGCGTAGTATCTAACCGGTACGGGTAATAGCCCACGCTTGGATATATCTATAAACCTCTGGGTCCGCGTCTCTTCTAACGTGCTTTTGACGCCAAGCCGCGCTGCTACTACTGCTTGTACGCGGGTGTCCTCGTTATCTTGCAGCGCCTTAAACGCCTCGTCAGACTTAGCGAACGCGTAGGTTTCCTTACCCGTCGTGGGACTTATCTTCATCGGCGGCTCTACACCTAGAGAACGCAGGACTTCTGCCAACTTAGGGTTACTCATAAGTTCTTTTTTGTTTACGCCAGAACTCTCTAGCAACGCGTCCTTCATAACCTTCGTACCCTCTAGGTGCTGCTCCAGCAGACCCATATCCAGATCAAGTACAGGCTCCACGAACATACGCAACGTAAGGTCAATAAGTTTTAGTTCCTTACGTGGGAACCCGTCAGTGAGAGTGCGGAACAGATCGTACGTAAGGTTCACATCATTTATACAGTAGTCCCCGTAACGGTCTAACGCATCGGGTGAGAAATCCTCCCGGCGTTTACCTAGTGCGTTAACTACCTCTGTGCCTTTAACTCCGAGTTCATACCTATCAGCCAGCGCCTTGAGACTCCCACTAACTTCGACCCCGTGTAGAGCGCGGGCAATACAAAGAGTATCGGTATAAGCGCGAGGATGAATACCGAAGCGCCAAGAAGTAATGGCACCATCAAACATAGTATTGTGAGCGAGTAGCATAGCCTCATCCCACTTGAATGTTTGTAAGTATGTTTTGATTTCTTCGTGTGTTCCACTAGCCCACTCCGTATTCCCGTTGTTTACTTTTACCCCCACCCCAATGACTTGGAACCTTGGGTCACGTATATAAGCCTCCGTAGTCATCTTAGACAGGGAGTATTCCTTGTCATAATAAGTTTCGTAGTCAACCGTTATCAGGTCCATTAGTTGTCCTCGCAAGCTAATTCACCGCCACAGGCTAAGTACCCACAGGCGTCTACCCAATTATCCTCGTTGCCGGGGTTACTTTTAAGGCGTGCGAGTTTTAACATCGCCATCATAACTGCTACATCCCTAGCAGTTATAAATACCTCAAGATGCTCTGACCAATACGCGGCAATCGTAGAGAAGTTATCCTCCATGTCGCCATGCTGCGCTGCTCGATCCTGAGTAATGTATCCTTCAGCGGTACGTAGTATCTCCGCCCGTTTAAGTTTCCTGTCGGCGGGTCCGAAAATAACGTCATCCCCGAAGGGTAGTTCTAATTGTTCAGCCATTATTTATTACTCCCTGTTTTAGCTATAGCCTTATCTAACTGCCGTTTAAGTTCTTTCTCGGTACGTATTGTGTACCAACTATACTTATTGTTACTCTGGTAGCAGTTCGTGCACGTGAGCGCCGACCATGCCATGTTATATACGAGGGCTACTGCGCTGCACTCGGGGCAGTAGATGTCACGGCCAAACACTTTATCCGCGTGACAGTTCTTCCATACCTTCACAGACTTGTATGGTTTCCGCCACTTTTTTTCAGCTTGGGGTGGTGGGCTTTCTGCTTTTGCCCTTAGCCACTTAAAAAGGTCCATGTTGTTCTCCTTGTGTTAAGTTGTTAGTTAGAATACTCCGCTCGAATACACGTCGCGTGTTTTGCAGAAGTCGCATATAAATTTAGGACGCTCAAGTATCAACTCTTTACGGCACCGTAAGCATTTGCGAATCCATTGCTTCTCAGGGTCCAAGCTCGGGTGCTTCTTATTTTTGGTTTGTTCGTTTACCGGTGTATGCACTACCGGTAAAACCTTCTTCTCTACGCTAGGTTCTGTTGGTTTATTCGCACAGAACTTATAGTAGTTACGGCTCTTAAGTCCGATTATAGCGTTACGTGTCGTGTTAAAGAATGTGGCTACCTCCCGCATGGATTTACCCTCGTCGATCAGCAGCATAATCTTATGTATCTGCCCGTCCGACCACCTCTTACGAATTAGCACTGTAGTATCTTCGTGACTTCGTGCATGTTGTCTTCGTTAACTACCACCGAAATGCCCTCGGCGCTGCTTATGTCTGTAAGGTTCTTCTCCTGTAGTGCCGTAGGTTTGTTCTTGCCTGCCTTACATTCGATACCAAAGAACTTCCCCTTGTAGCATCCAATTATGTCGGGCACCCCGCTACGTCCGTATCCGCCTGTTGCAGGGAACACATAGTATGCCCCCATATCTTTGAGTTGTTTCGTCACTACGCGTTTGACTCTGCCTTCTGGTGTTGTAGCCATTAGGGTTTCCCTTTCTCCAGACGCTCTCCACTTTTCTCCGCTACGTCAAAAAGTTTATGGTGGTCCATCAGAATGTGTTTCACGAGGACGCGAGGTAACTCTATATTTCTGGCCCTACCTTTATGGGCTATGAGGTGCGCGGTGCGTAGGTCATCGTCTGTTGTATATAGTTTCATATTAGTGCCTGTTTCTGTAGCAACTGGTATCGGTTCAGGGTGAGTGGGGGAGCCGAAGCCCCCCCAGTACGTTTGCTATCCATATAGCCAGTAGGTGTATTCATCTATCCTCCTACCCACCCCGTCTATTTCGTTGGTAGGTGGTTCATGGGCCGTAAGAGTAAGGACAGCTAACCCCTCCTGTATCCATAAAGGCAATTCATCAACGCTACTGTATATTTCATGTACCTCCGTGTCAATAGGTTCTAAGGCAATCTGTGCTACTTGGGCCTGTTTAGTGTCATTACATACACTAACACGATATAGTGTATCAGGCTTACGCGTCTGCATACACAAAGAAACAATTTGGTGCAACTCTATACCCGACCATATCAACATAGGAACCAACCTCGACCATCATTAGGGGGGCGACACGCTTTTTGTAGTTGTCGGGTAACTCGTCAGCGTTGTATCGCTGCGTCTCCCATGTGGTTTTGACGCTTGACAGCACATTGTGCCGATTGGCGTGCCTATCTACTGTGGCAACAGTACATCCGTGTTCGGTTAGATGTACGTAAGCTATCTTGTCGGGCCTAGATGACCTGTCCTCCTGCATGGTGATATCTGCGTTTATTACAGCAGCTACTCTATCGGCAACCACTGGATCGCTAAACGTATAACCACTCTTAGCCATGTTCAGTAACTCCATAACAACATCGTTATCGTGGCTCAGTGCTCTGGAAGCATGTCCGTGGTTGCGCTTTATATCCTGTGTTGCACCAACAAACTCATCTTCCGCATCGTCGGCAAATACGGCCTTAGCTATCACGTCGTCAGGTCTTCTGCGTAAGTATTTCTTAGCACTGCTCACGCCCTTCTCCTGCGATTTAGTAAACTTCATGTGGAATAACCGGTCGTAGTCGGTGTATCGGGGGTTCTCTATGGTTTCAGACTGCACCATGTAAACTTTGTCTTCCACGGTCTTCATATACGATCCGTACCCGATCTTGCCTAGCGGCAGTACATGGTCTTCGTAGTACGCCCAATAGGATGTCCGGTTGACCCCATCGCGCTCCGACCGCTCCAGCTTATCGGTTGTACCTAACTTAAGCTGGTTAAACTCACTTAGTACTTCACACGCAAACCTGTTTAGGTAGGGACATACTATGTATGTCGGGTCTATAGCCGTAAGTTCGTGAGTGTATATCGTCATGTGTCAATACTCCTTGGGGGTATCTGGGTTACAAGTCCGCAATTACGGTTAACCCATGAGTTTAATTTGTTACGTAACGCTGAGAGTTCTTTCTGTGTGGTGATATCGTCTATAGATTGGGTACTTAACGACTGTAAAAACTCACACGCCACGGCCATTCGGAGTTCTTCCTGCTCCTCGGTTTCTGGTGACATAATTTTCAGTGCTGCTAGTCTTACATCCTCCACATACGTCGGCTTAGGACCGTACTTACCCCCATGGAGCATACCGACTGGAACAACGTATAGCTTGGAAACGTACGCCCTGCGCCCGTCGTACGTCTTTGGTAGTAGCGGACCCACAGCGCATAGCCACGCCCAAAACGCATCGATCTGTGGTTTACACTCCGCCTTTTTTCCGTGATCGACCAAGGTTCTAGGTCTGGAATATGTTCTACCTGCGATGCTCCACACCCCATGATCTTGCCGTGCGAATGTAAGGGTTGCGGGTTTAATCGGGTCACGGACATCCAGTGCATCGTAGGTTGGGGGTAGGTAATACTTGCTCGTCTCTGGTGACCACCCACGGGTAGTGTCGAACGTAGGCTCCCCATTATAAACATGGATTATTTTTTTGCTCGGCACCCAAGCCATCCCTAACGGTAAGTAGTCACGTAGAAAACTTGTAGCTGTCGGGGTTTGGCCGTGGTTTCGTATAGTAACGTAGTCACGTGTGTCTCCATGGGGGTCTTGCTCCCAAGTTATAGAAGCCCCGGCCCCGTGGATTGTGTACTTAGAATCTCCCCCTCCTTTAATAATGCGTTGGTCCGTTCTGCGGCGGTTACCCACCGGTCGCAGGTCATCATGCTCCGACCAGTTTTTACTCACTACCGGCTTAGTCTTTAAGTACTTATCTTGTACGGCTGCAAAGCTATCTAAATATCCCATAACAAGTTCTCCTTTATATTTTGTTAGTGACTCACTAACATTACCCACGCATTATCCGCTTCCAAGCGGCACGTAACGTCTCGGCTTTGAGGAACGACTCAGGTACAAATTCCCCCTCCTTCATAAGCCGTTCGGCCTCCCGCTTTACCGCGTGCTCCACCCACCAACAGGCTTCGGCCCAATTTTCTACTGACTTAAACGATATGACCTCTCTTTCCGTCATCGGGCGGGAGTACACTCTTGCCTTGGGTGCGTTTGTAGTTTCTGGCATATCAGTTTTCCTTGTAAAATATGTGGCGTCCAATACGGACTGTTACGTTCATCGTGTACTTCCATCGTGGTGATACCTCAACGGAATGGTAGTATATAGCACCTTCTGTAACATCTATCAACGTCTGCACAGATGTCCTAGCTACTCTCTCGGCAGTTCGCCAAGCACTCATGTCGGTTACTCTCTCCGGCCTACCATCGCAATAGAAACTAAACTGACACCTGTGCTTCAGGGGGTGTGTAGTCCCGTGGTAGGTTGGACCTTGCTTGATAACCTCGCATGGTGTGTTGGGGTACCGGTCATGTTTAACTCGGTTGGTTATCACCTGAGCTACCGCAAGCTGCCCCGCGATAGGTTCTCCCCGTGCCTCGAAGTACACAGCCAGAGCAATACAGGCCAGCCCCTCAATCATAACTCCCTCCCTTTGATGTTTACAGTCTTGCCGCAATCAGGCTTGGCACGTTCGTTGTCGAGGATGCACCATAGCAACGGTGTGGACCATGTACCCCACGACCCACCAAGGTATCCATCGGTCAGGACAATCACTGCCTGTGCTTGGATGTTATGTTTGGTGATGTACTCGGGGACACAATCGATATCGGTGCCGCCGCCGCCAACAGGCTTTGTGCTTGATACCAGTTTTTCGAGTTCATCCGTGGCGTATGTCTCGTCAGCACACACTTTTGTATCCCAGTACAGTAGGCGTATACGTTCGGGGTGCACCATGTCACAGACACCCTTGACCTCGGACAGAAACTGCGTGAGTTCCCGCGACCCGATAGACCCGGAAGTGTCGATAGCAACAACCAACTCACCCACCTGCTCGGTGATGCCGCTAGGCATATAGTGACCCGCTGCTATATATCGGCGGTTCGGACGCCGCCATGTCGAGTAGTCGCTGCCCGTGCAGGTAGCCGTGATAAACTCCCGCAGCACCTCACGCCAATCAATCTGTGGCTTAAGGAGTTCCTCCAAGTCTCGGTCACCCCCGGACCCAATCTTGCCAGCAATCAACGCACCCTGTCGTATCGCCTCGTCTAGGTCACGTGCAAGCTCGCGCTGCTCGTCGTCGGATAACTCCTGCGCTCCCTCCCAATCATGCTCGTCGAAGCCTTGCTGTGATGAGTTACCCTGCCCATCACCATCCTCCTTGAGTGCTTTATATACCTGTGCACTGTCCCACCCGCGATACTTGGGGTCGAGCAGACCCATCGACGGCATGACTGCGAAGCCATCCCTGTTATCGTCAGTTATCTTACAGTTGATAACGTAATCACAGGCTTGGTTTGCAAGGTCGGGGTCTTCCCGGTATAGATGCTCCCACGTGGTGAGGTGTCGGTACAGTTTATGGTAACACTCATGTAGTACAAGGAACCTCAGTTCCACATCCTTAAGACCTGACACAAACTCCCTGCCGTACATCTCATCACGACCATTCGTACAGGCCGTAGGTATATCGTCGCGCACTGTGCGGTCCCCAATCATCAGCACCCCCGCGAGGGCTACGTATTTGGGGTTGCCCATGATATCGACCACGGCTTTACTGAGCCGCTGCTCTACGCTGAGTTCTTTACCTATTGCTAACATCTTGCTTCCTTTCATTTCTGACAAAAGTGCCTGTTTTGTCAAGTTTGGGTGGGTTGGTACCTCACCCGTAGACGTGTTAGTGATTAAAAATTCGCCGTGAAATTCGCCAAAGCGGGTTGGTATCTCACCCGTAGACGTGTTCTGCTGTGTGTTATTGGGGTGCAGGTGGAACTGCACCCCGTTTGTTAGTGACCTCACTAACAAGTTACTTCTTGTCCGCTGCGAACATGTAGTTCATCTCCACACACCAATCGGTAAACTTGCGGTTGGTGAACACCATTGATTGCTTGGAGTACTTGGGCGCACGGACACCGTTGGCGAACATACCCTGTGCCTCCTTATCGAGCCGGACCATGTAGTCCATCCACGGGTCGAGCCATTCCTTCTCCAACGCGGCGAGTGCGCGATATACCACCATGCACACGGCTGCGGCACTGTCCGGCACCTTGGCGTTGTGCGGGTCTTGCTTGATACTTTCGAGTGACGGGAGTTGGTCCGCCAGCTTGACAAACGCCATCAAGTCCATCGCGCCACGTGCGCCTATGGTGCCCATAAGTAAACTCGTTAGGGTTTGGTCGTCGAAGGCTTCCCGTTGCTTGAGCCAGTCCGAGGCCGCTTCCATCGACCGGGGTGTGACAAACGCTGCCCGCTGATCTCGTGGGTGATAGATGTACGGGTTTTCTTCCGGGTCTTTAATATCCTCAAAGGACGCAAAGAGTTGCGGGTTATCTTTCGCCCAGCCAAGTAAAGTGTGGTCGATGTCATTGTTGATGCCCCATTCGATCCATTCGATGTTATTAGGTTTGCGTGACGTGACGACAGTCATGCGGTTACGTGCGTGAGGCGGGAGCAGGTCGCCCACTCCCTCTGCCCCGAGGTTGGTAGTAGCGAAGACTAACGAGTCAGGGTGCAACGCGTAACTACCGATCTTGCGCTCCAACATAAGCCTGAGCATTGAGTTCTTCACAGCCGGGTTAGCCTTGCCGTACTCGTCGATCATCAGGATGATCGGTCCCTCATGGTGTGCGCCAAGCTCCTCGTTGGTGGCGTAGGTCACGTAGTCGGAACCATCCCCGTCCAGCATAGCAAGTTTAGGTATGCTGATGTCCCCCAAATCCTTGGTGGTACAGTCGAAGTAGCACGCGGTGTGCGTGGGTAACTCCGCAGCGAGAGTGTTGAGCAAGGACGACTTGCCCGTCCCCATGTGTCCCTGCACCAAGATGGTGCGCTTGTTGCCGCCGTTGCGTATAGCCGTGGCGATCTGGTCGAGGTTGAGTGCGTACATGGTCTGTGCGTTAGACATTTTAGTTCTCCTGTTGGGTTGTTATCTTAGAAGTCGAGTGACGGCAGCGCGGCGAGAGCCTCGTCCACCGTGCGTTTGGTTTCGGCACGCAGGTAGTCGTCATCACGTAGTGCTGATGGAGTGATACCGCGCATGGCGTTGTCCAGCTTGTCCTTGAGTGCTGACATCTGGCTGTCACCTGTCACGTTGCACACGTCGAGCAGGTCTATCATCTCCACCACGTTGTCCACTAACGAGTCACGGAACACCTTCTTGGTCTCGGCCCCAGCGTAGTCGAGCCTGTCGGACATCGCGCTGAGTGCTTTGTGTGTGCGCTGCCACACGTCGTTCATGGCGTTGTTAAGCTGGCGCGAGTAGTATTCCTCGTAATGCGACTTGACCTGTTCGAGTGCCTCGTTGCCCACGTCCACCCGGAAGTCACCTGCCTCTGGCAACGGGATGTATGAGAGCCGGAAGGCAAACTTGTTAGTGAGGTCACTAACAGTCGGATACTCATCACGGTGGAACAAGTCACCAAGCGATGCCTGTGCACTGCTGATCTCCCAATCGTACTCCCTGATGCAGTCGTCGCTCAGTGTCTCCCACTCGGATTGCATCTGCGTCATCTGCTGGTGATACTTGAAGTACTGTGCGGTCGGCACGAGCCGTAACCCGGTATCCGACCAAGGCATAGTCATGGCGTAGTGCATGTTGCGGATGTTACCTGTCATCTTATGCAGCGCGTCGAGCTTGTCCCATTGTCCCATCAGCTTCTTGCTGACCGATGCAACACCTGCGGCAGCGTAGTTCTGGCTGGTGACATCAACCGATGCCTTCTTGTCCTTCTTGCGTCCGGTCCATTGTGAGATGGACAGTTCGACCAGCATCGCGCTGGAAGCGATAGACGGCGCTGTGGGCGCGGGAGCGGGGGTTGCGTATGTATTTGTTAGTGACTCACTAACAACCGGGGTCGATGTGTCTATTTCTTGGTACATTGTAGTTCTCCGTGGTTTGGTTGAAGGGTTTAACATCGTGATAACTGCAAGCAGTATAACACCTCTGTCGAGGTATGTCAAGTTTTGCTAATACGTTACTTTGTGTGGTGTTTAGTGGGGGAATGTTGATTGTACTGTAATGTTCTGTAATGTTCTTGAGGTGTGGTCCGTAAGTGCTTGATATTACAGTAATGTTCTTTTGTTCTTTTTTCGACAAGATTGAGGGGCAATATCCGTGAGAGATATTACGTGACTAAGTGGTTATGGTGTGTGGGGGGAGGCATAATGTTGCCATTGAATTTTATAAAAAAAGAACATTACAATACATATTAAAAAACATAACTAAACTGCAAACCCTGATACCCAAAACTCATAGTTTCCTGCAACCTACGCGCACCAAACAGCACGAAACTGTAATGTTCCGAAAGCACTTTTATTTTTGCTACATTACCCCCCTTTTTTACTACATTGTAATGATATCAATGGGTTAGCTACCCCCTAAAAAAGAACATCGTTATTTATCAATGCGTTAGGCTCCACGCTGCTCAAAGAACTGGCTTCAATAGCGTGTTAGTGTGCTCACTAACATCGGATGGGGTTTATGGGTATTGTTAGTGACTCACTAACATCTCAGGCTCCCCGCTGCTCAAACAACTGGCTTCAACGTGGGGTGCGTGGTGTGACGTGTTAGGCTCCACGCTGCTCAAACAACTGGCTTCAAAATGAAGGCACAAAAAAAGGCCGACCCCGAAGGGCCGACCTAGTAGCTAGCGGTGTAGAGCGGCGCGTATTGCCATGACAACTAATTGCGTACCGAATACCAAACCGGCCAGATGCAGCCACATACCTGCAGGTATCAGAACCTGTAATGACATAACGATAAGCAGTGTGCCCATTATCGCCGCGCATATTTCAATCAATCGTTCCATAACATATTCCCTTATAAAAGCGGGCGGGACATTGTGTCCCGCCCTAGTTGGTTAGTCTTTGGCGATAGTCTTTAACGCTGTCTGGCAGAACCCGATAACAGATACTGCGTCAAACTCTACGCCTTCAGCCTTTTGCAAACGCTTGATGATTGCGTTCAGGCTTTCGAGACAGAACGTCTTATCGTCTGTCTTATCGTCTGTCTTATCGCCTGTCTTATCGTCTGCGCCCTTCTTCTTGGGACCGTTCAGGTATGTGTCCAGTGAACCCATATAGTCATTACGCTTGGCACCTATCTGCTGTTGGATATTCCGTTTCGTACCGGCTGCAGGCTTCTTAGCAGCGCCCTTCTGGCCCGGTTCATTGCCGTCTGGCAAGGCCTTGGTAGGAGTGTTAAGCGTCTTTCGATCCGCCGCGCTGAACGATGCGATAATAGCAACATTCAATGCCGCGAAGTGGTTAATGTGCAC